TGCAGTGTAAATATTAAATCACCCTTTTCATCACTAACTAATTTAAAATCTTCTACGGTCGCCTCTGCAGTTCCTGTTAAATTAACAAGAACCATTCCTTTTTTAACATACCCCAAATGATCTGGTCTTGTTTGTGATGCCAATCCTGCGGTATCGACATTTAAGATAGTTGAACTTGCAGTATATTGACTTGCAACTCCAGATTGAGTTTCTTGGGGATTGTTAAATGGACCTATTTTATGATTTGATTTCGCCAAACGTATTTTTATAACAGGTTCATTTGGACCAGCAGACGAATCAACAACAGTATCAACAATATCTCCCACTGAGAAAGATCCTCTATTCATCGAAATTCCTAAGAATTTCGGAGTACAGAAAGATGTCATATCAACATTTTCCATGAAGACGTAATATCTTGTATTTGGTTTTAATCTTTTTCCAACTACTTCGATATTTCTTTGACGACAATTATGAATAATATCAACACTAACAACTCTGTCACCAAGACTTATATTTTCTTCTCCAGCAGTTAATTCAAATCCAAATGTCTGTTCAATTCCAGTATCTTGGAATGTTTGAAGAACTTCCTGTTCAATTGTGACTCTATCTGTTGTAATTACACGTACTCCTCTTCCCCTTTGTCTTTCTCTTCCTGAAGAAATTCTTTCTCTACCAATTACTTCTTCGTTGATGACTTCTTCTTGGATTGCTTCTCTTCCTGTCCAGGAAGTTTCCACAGAATTCCAATATCCTGCAGACATTCCACCATTTTCACGATCTTCAACACCAAGAAGTTCTGCCATTCCGTCAAAAACAGAATCAACTTTAACTATATCTGGTGTTGGTAAAATAACTTCTTCAATCCAATGATCTGTATCTGGATTAAGTTCAATTGATCCTGCATATAAAGCTATATGAAATGGATTTAAGTTTTCGGTTCTAGTTGCTAATGGTTGATCCACTAATGTGACTTCTGTAAAGTCTAAAGTTAGACCTGATCCATTTCTTGTTATATTTGAATCTTCAAAATCTGCTGCCCAACGATAATCTGCATTTACTGGATCTGCTTTTGTAGATTTAGTTTCAAAATTAAGTCTAACATTTCTTTCAGTAGATCTTGGTCTACATTCTCCCTTTCTAGGATCAATATCAAAATTAGATTCACCTTTTAAGTTATGACTTTTATGATTTCTAAAATTATCTACAAAAAATCCACTTTTAAATTTATCCAATCCTGTATTTGGATCTTTAATTGAAAGATTCTTAGTGTCAGTTTCAAGTAAAGTTAATGTAGTAAATTCTTCGAGATTTTTAATTCTATTTTCAAGACCACCAATATCTCTCATGGTGAATCTTTTATGTTTGATTAATTTGATCTCAGAATCAAAAGTAGAATTAAAAACATAAGGTTGCATAGAAAGCACTCCAACCTCAAAAGCTTCGTTATTTGGAGTTGGTGACTTTGGATACTTTGATGGTTTTCCTTTTTTAATTTCAAATACGCCATCTTTTGTAAGATATAATCTATCAATTCTACCAAGATAGAACGCATAGTCTAAAACAAATGTTCTGTTAGTTGCTGCCGTTTCTGATGAACTATTTGTAAATGATCTTGATTCAATAGAAAATGGTGATATTGCAGAGTTAAAATCAACTGGATTGGCTCTTGGACGTAAATCAATATAATCAGACGCTCTACTGTCAAGAACAAAGGGAATATCTGTTCCATAATTTAAAGAATTATAACTATTAATCGATTCTACAGTTCCTGAGTTTTCATCAGTCTCAAAATAATCATATATTACTCTTAATCTTCTCGTCGGTTCTGATGCAGTTGGATTTCTAATAATTCTTGCAATGTCAACAAATTCTTCTCTATGTCCATCATCAAAAGAAAAACTATCTGTGATATTTTTATCTCCTGTTTCTACAAAGTCAACAGTTGCTACAATTCCAGAAGTTTTTAAAGTAAAGGACTCATCTACAGTAAATCTTCTATCATTTTCATAAACAAAATCAAGTTTCGCTGAACTTGAAACAGTCACAACCCTGGCTACAGCTCCAGACTCTGCTCCTATAAATTGTTCACCAGCAATAACATTTCCTGTAAATGAATCACTTTGACTAGAAACAGTTACTGATGGGATATCTGGATCTGTATTATCATTAGATTCAAATATTCCTAAAATACGAGAACCCTCTGCAAATCCTAATGCAATTACTTCGTCTTCAACTCTATATCCAAAAGTATCATTAAAAGTTAATCCATTATCAAAAGTTGTCGAACCAATACCAGCTCCAGAAAATTTAGATTTATTTACTACTAACTGCTCACACCTTTTAATTGATTTAGTTTTAGACTTTATAGTAGATCTTCTACAAGTTGCAGTAAGGGTTGCACTTACACCTGTCTTAGAAAGTCCAGTAATTTCAATTTCTTTTAAATTGTCACTAATTGTAACCTGTGGAGATTCAATTACTTCTACATCTCCAGTTCCCCAGGTTAAAGTATAATTTGTTTTTGTAAATGGTTCAAAAAATAAATCATTATCACCTAAGTCACTTATTGGGAATGTGAATGTTGATCCAGTGACTGTTTTCGTAATTTGTTTTTTGACAATATAACTACTATCAACTAAATTAATGGAGGCAACATTTTCATTTTTAAGTTTAATTCTTTTTCCAGTTTCTTCTGATTTTTCTAATTTTCCTGAAATTATAGGAAAGTATGATCTAGTTCTATTTCCACTTGTTAATATTGTTCCATCACATACTCCCGCAACACTATCTACAGGACCTAAAATAAAATTAGTTCCACCAGCACCAACTGAAGTGACTCTATTGAAAGTTGGAATATC